CTTGGCTCCGCCAATGTGATTGCAGCAGCCTTGGCTTCATCCAGCCCGGTTGCCGTAATCGTAATGAATGAGCTACCTACTTTCATCTTCGATCCCTTTCAGCATTGCCTTGCCAATTTCATTCTCTAGCGCATCGGTCAGGGCTTGAGCATTCAGCATCCCATACATCTGCGGGATTCGCTCAATTACCTGCTTAACCTCTTTGATAAATGCGCCAATTGTCATCCGCTGCGACTTGTCCATTAGATCCGCCAAAACCTCATCGATTGGCGCAAGCCACTCGGACGCCACCTCTCTCAATTGCTCATCGGTCATCGCTTGTCGAGTTTGGCAACAATAGATTTAGCCCAACTAAACCCAGCATCTCCGCCCCATCCATTCCATGCTTGCCATCCTTTGCCCTGCTCATCCCATGTGGATCCTTTTTTGTCCACTTCATGCCGGGAAAAGAAAGAGACCATGCGGCGAACCGTATCCTCGGAAAGTTCAGCCCTGCTTGAAATATCTCTAGCTCTAGCAAGACCAACTGATGTCATTCCACGCTCGGATTGCGGCTTTGTTCTGCGAACCTCAAGCGCCCGGGCAGCATTACGAGCCATCTCTTCCGTAGGGCGAAGATCAACCGCAGCCGCTGATTCAACCTCGGAAATATCGGTGATTTCCTCCGGCATATCCCCCGGCAATTCATCCAGCAAGCTCGGAGCCTCCGGCTCAATCGCTGGCGGAACGGAACCGCCGCCAAAAATCTCTTCGCCTTCGATCGGAATAGGGATCCCAAGTTCCTCGTATACCCATGCTTTCGGCATTGGAATCCCGATCTCATTGTAAATTTTAACTCTCTCGGCAACAGATTTCTCGTCCTTTGGAACTGGAATCTCTAGCTCACAATAGGGCATATCCTCGGAAGCCACCTTGCCAAAATTCATTCGGACGATTGCCGGGATCAATTGAGTTGTGATGATGGATGCCACCCATGACGAAACCGATTGCAGCACCTCGGATCTAATGCCGGAATGAACATCCCCCAAGGCCCGGGATCCTGTCCCGGTATTGTCCGTTGTCAGCGTCTGCCCTAGCAAAAGAATATCGCAAGCCCTATCTGCCACATCCATCATATGCGATTGAGGGAGATTGTCGCCCCCGGTCACGGCAGAATGGATCTCGAAATCAACGCCCGGACCAGTAGCAGCCCACCCGGATGATCCGATTGATTCCAGCATATCTTCCGCCTTATTAAGCGCATCCTCGGTTCCATCGGTCTTTGCCGTCCGCATCGGGATCCCGAAGAGCTGCGAGAATTGCATTAGCCAACCAAGACCATAGACGGAAGCTAACCAATATTTTGTCAGCGTCCGCAAATTAGCGGAATGGATCGGATGCGTTCCTCCCTGCGACCAGATCCCAATTAGGAAGCGATCCGGAGGGAAATCCACTAGAGATGAATAATTATATCCGCCCGGGGAAATCATCAATCGGTCAACATCATTCGACGCTGAAGGATAGGCTAGATATTTAGCAGGGACCGGAGCATAGCAACGAGGGCTAATGATGCCGTTTTGCGATTGCCATACGATCTCAAGCACGGAGATGCCTTTAGCGTAAGCATCGATCAAAGCCTTCACCATCCCGGAAACATCCAGCTCCCAATATCCCGGGCGGGGAGAATATGATTCAAGCGCCCGCTCGACAGTTTCGTAAATCTTAACTGCTGCCGGGGTCGGTTCCTCGGCATCTTCCCGGATTGCTGGTTTAATTTCTAGATCAAGCCTAGCAACAGACCCGGCAACCTCATTTAGCGCCTTGCGGAGACGAGGCCAAGTATCAAGCATCAATCTAAACAAGCGATCTTGATCTTCTAGCTTTCCAGTTCGGACGCCACGAAGAATCGTGCGGACCTGATCCGGGGTGACATTTGCTAGATCGTAATCATTGGTTCGGTATTGTGCGGGGATTGGCCAAACAACACCTTTGCGCTCATCGATAGTCATGTGAAATTTTCGATTAACATATTAAATTATAATTGGCAAGCCATTGTTTTACATAGCATTGAAACCGGATCGGCGCGGAGTTGAGAATTCGGATCTTCTAGACCGCACCGGATCGTCCCCGGTCATCATTCCTTGCATAGCTGGACCACATACAATGCACCCAAGCAGGGCATCTGCCCGGTCAGGCGATTTTAGACCGCTTGCCCGCATCGTGTCTTTTGATTCTGCCCGGAGCTTCCCATTCTCGCTCCATTCGGTCTTCCGGCTAGTTAGCTGCTTAAATGTGATAGGGTCTAAATCGCCAAGGATTATCCGCCCCCGGGATATCTCCCGGCAACCGATATGCCAAACCTCGCCAATCAAATTGGCATATTCATTAGGTTCCCTTGATCTCGCCCCGCCATGAAACCGATTGATCCGCCATCCATGCTCGGCAAGCGCATCTATCATAACAGTCCCCAATCCATCCGCATCCCCCCAAATTTGCGATGCCTTCAATTCCTCGGACTCAAACAGGCGGATAAATTGCCGGACGCCTTGCATCGTATCTTTTTCAGCCCATGCCTTGACGATCTTGGCAGAATTCCCACGGCGGACGGCTAGAACATTTTCATCCCGCCCGGCAGCAAAGTCGCAAAATGCTACGACAGTCTCGCCATGATGATCCGGCGGATTGTCAATTGCGTCCCCCAGCGCATCGCTCGAAAGGATCAACCTATCGACATCCTCGGCAAACTCGGCAAGGTGCATAGATCGAAAGATCGGATGCTTTTCCCCGTATATTTCAAGATCCCGCTTCCGCTTATCCGGATCGATGTGAGGGCATTCATCCGATCTAGCTTTAACCCTGAACCAATAATCTGCCTCTTCATGCTGCGAGCGGTAGAACCACCCCATCGGCGCTCCCGGTGATGATGCTGCAAGGATCCTGTTTGCGGTGCATCGATCAACCGCAGCCTTAATTCCATCCGGGATTGTCTTTGCCTCGTCGAGAACATAAAGCACGGGGCTATCATCGGTGGCGTGATATCCTTCAGCCCGCCCGGGATTATCAGTAGAGAACCCGGACGCCCATCCTCCATGCGGGGTCCGGATCTCCGCTTGGTTCCAAGTCCATCCTTGGAATAGCGGATGCCCACGATACTTTTCCATAGCGGGCCAAAGCTGAAGCAGAACCTGACGCCATGATCCAGATGTCACAGGAACCCGCCCCTTGGGAAACATAGTAAGCCACCAAAGAATTGATGGGGCTATGACCGCTGCGGTCTTCCCGGATCCATTTGCAGCCACAAGAGATGTGCGTTGGTGATTGTTAATCCCCTTGAACGCTCGGATCTGCCAATCATATGGACGCAGCCCAAGCACTCCAAAAGCAAACGGGCCTAGATCAATATCAGGCATCAATGGCTTCCCATTGCTTTTTAAATCGCTTGATTTCTTCATTGTCTGCAACCGTTGTGATTGAATTGTTCTGCACATTGACATGAACCTCCGGGCCATCTAGCGTTGACCATCTTGCCCGGCATTTAAGCCAAAAGATACAGGCGGTTAAAGCCTCCTTTGAATCGCTCATGGCAATGTCATACAGGCGCTTTGCTATTGCGCTTGTTGCCTTGGATTGCCCGATATCAATGTCATCTTCGTAATGCTTCCGCAGCGTCTTCTCATCGATGCCGATTTGAACCGCTATCATCTTTTGCGGGACGCCTATTCCGGATAGCGTCCGGATCAATCTTCGATTTTCGTCCGTTGGTTGGTGAGCTGGATTCATTGATTTAAGGATTTGCGGGTCCGGTGACATTCCAGAACAGAACTATTCCATTCCCTCTTTTCTTTTTGCATATCTTCCATGCCTTCGCATCATAATGTGGGCAGCTAGGGAATGGCGGGCGATCGCTTATAGCTTTAGAGAAAGGCATCCCTGCCTTGAATATATTTGCCCCGGCAACATCGGCGCTTGATAGCGTCCGCCCAACCTCGACCACATTTATTGATGCGCTAGGCCAAGCAGCACGAAGGGAGCGAGCAAGGACGCCGGATCCTGAAGCGCACCAAACCTCATCCGGGATTATATCAATCGATCTAGCGGCAGATGAAATGGTCGATATTGCAGCGGGGATATTCACTCCAAATGGAATAAGAGTCGCCCCAGTCCGGGCGCAATATTCCTTTGCCCTTGCCTGAACGACCTTGAGATATCCGACAGGGACTTGCATTATTTTAGCTCCCAATCTTTTAGCCTCTAGCGCACGATCATGCGGAACCTTGCGCTTCGCCACGAATATGGTCGCCCGCTTGCCTAGCTTGGCAGCGGTATGGGCAATAGCAGTTTGCGCCCCGCCTTCGCATGGACTAGCATAGACAAGCTCATCCACCCCCTCAAAGAGATAAGGAAGGAACCTTGCCTTGGTGCCGCCCGGGAATAGATCATCCCGGACGACATTGATCCCAAGATGCTCTGTAATGATCGGGGTCATAATTCCTCGCCCAAGTCTGAATCTTCATTGATGTCCCCAAAATCGCAGACGCCACAGGCTTGAGCGGCTTTCTTCCCATCGCCTTTGACAAAGACCAGAACATTTTGATGCGCCTTCCCTAGCTTCCGGGATGTCGAGAATGAGTTGCCCGCTCGCATCGCAACGGATCCGCATGGAGTCGTTAGGATTGCCTCATTGTAATAATTCAGCCCGGCGGATCTGAATGCCTCTACGGTATCGCCTACAAAGTTATAGTAATTTCCGCTCTTATCCCGGACATCACCGACCACGAAGCAAGCGAATCGGTCTTGCTTCAATCTGCTGCAAGCCTTGGCAATGATATCAAAATATGCCTCTTTGAAATCCGCATAATCCATAGTGGAAAGATCAAGAGGATTTGAGCTGTAAACTTCTAGATCAGCGTAAGGAGGGCAAGAGAAGATAAAATCAGCGTCCACATCGTGACAAATCTTATCGATATCCCTGCTATCTGCATTGTGCCAGACCGGGGGGAGATCAGGACAGATTTTATCGCCTTGGATCCTATTCGCTTGCACCTGCTCTTGGCGAAGATCGACGCCAATATATTGACGCCCAAGCACGGAAGCCACAATGCCTCGCACGGACCCCCCGGCAAATGGGTCTAGAATCGTCCCATTGCTAGGACTGAACCATCTATAAGCAAGCTCACAAAGCGTTGGATCAAATATGCTCGTTCCGCTTTCCCCTGATTGCCTTGCCATCATGTCCGGGGATCCTCCAGCCGGAGCATTGCGCCCCTCTTCACTATCAATCCCAAGAGCAATCCATTTCCTTTTCCTGTCTTGCCACCATCCATCTCTTGCGTTCAGCACGGAGAAAGGTGGGACGCCAAATTTAGATGCGAGCGATCCGGACCCTCCGCCATCATCTTTGCCATCCCCGGCATCTTCGCCTTGCTCCGGGAATAAGCTCTCAATCTCTCCCGAATCGAATCCGATTAAATCTAAATCAAAATCAGCCTCCCGAAGCTCGGAAATCTCAAGCCCAAGCATCTCGTTATCCCATCCAGAATTCAGCGCCAGTTTGTTATCCGCAATAATATAGGCCCGCTTTTGCGTCTCGGTCAGATGGCCTAGCCGGATGCAAGGAACCTCGGTCATGTCCAGCTTCCGCGCAGCCATGACCCGCCCATGCCCGGCAATGATGCCATCCTCGGCATCGATCAGAACAGGGTTGGTGAATCCAAACTCCCGGATGGAAGCAGCGACTTGGGCAATCTGTTCCTCGGAATGCGTCCGACTATTGCGAGCGTATGGGATCAGCTTATCTAGTTTTACTTTTTCTATTTTCATTTTTTAGGCTTGGTGAAGTTCTCTAGCAGCGCAAATGACTCGGAGCCATAAGCAGCTAGTCGATCGTCTAAATCTATTTGAAGCCCAAGAGAATCTGCCTCCGCTTTAGACCATACGACCTTGGCATATTTCAAATTGTGCCGGGAGATTAGCTCGTCATGCTTTCCCCCATAGGATGCTTGCAGCATTAGATTTGGCGGGATCTCGTTAATCCTAGCTATCCAGAAAGGCAGCGATTTAGTGAAAGCCCAAAAGTGGACATCCTCCCGGGAGCGGATGAATCGGAGCCGCCCATCAAAATAGCTCTGCGAAAAGGAATCCCCGGCAGCATGGATCCGGACTAGCTTGGCTTTTTCGGGAAGGCATTGCAGAACCTCGCTAACCTCTTCGGGGGATTTCCTAACTACTGCCTCAAAGTTTGTCCATAGCCGCTCCCTGACAGATGGATATCTTTCGGT